CGAAAACAAAGGGAACGAGGTGGCATAGGTTGCGGATTGCGTTTCGGTTCTCGTGCGCGTGCGGTAGATTATGTATATAATCCCCTAGGTACTATTTTCTAGCAAACCACACTGGCTCCTACTGATCTAGGGTCTTATATCCAAATTGTCAGCTTATAGCTTGACTTGTGGATACGGAAAGTAAATCTATTGGTTGACTACAATGCTGTCTGCAGAACGACTATGTCTTATCTGCTGTTCAGATTTGGAACAGTAAATAAGTCGAAGACGTTTTACGGACAGCTAAATCTTGTTGTGTAACAATGAAACTTTCTAGAGCGCACTACGCCTGTATTCTAGGTAGCTGAGCGGTTGTGAGCTCTTGAGTTTAGTTGGAGCGCTTGTGGCGGGGCTGTGCTTGAAGCGCCGCCCCGTTTGGTTATGAAGCTGCGCTGCGTGGCTGCGCTGCGTAGCTGCCTTGCGATTGCTTATTGCGCTATAGCTTAAGCGAAGTTACAAAAGAAAAACGAGAAAGTCAAGTGGTGTGTGTATATGTAAGTGATTACTTTCCAGAGTATTATGTAATATCCTAGTAATTTAGTAGGAGTTTATTCTGCGTATTCAAGAGGGTACACGTAATGTACCTAGTAAAAACAGCTATTAATAAGGGAAGTATCTTTGCCTTATGAAACTGAGTAACTATCTATCATTGGCTGAGGTAACACGGAGTGATACCGCCAAGCGTAAGGGCATTAGCAACGAGCCTACTGCTGAACATTTGGAGAACCTGAAGACGATTGCTGTTGAAGTATTCGACAAGGTTCGAGAACACTTTGGTGTGCCTATCTTCGTATCTAGCGGGTACCGATCTGCTGCCTTGAACAAGGCTATTGGTGGAAGTTCCACCTCGGACCATAACAACGGACGTGCGCTTGACCTTGATCAGGACGGCCACGGCAATGGTGTTACTAATAAGGACGTATTCAATTACATCATCAACAACCTAGAGTTCGATCAATGCATCGCTGAGTTTCCTCGTGCCAATGGAGACCCCGAATGGGTACACGTAGGATATCGTAAAGGTGCTAACCGCAAACAGATTCTTGTAGCATACAAGGAAGGCGGTAAGACAAAGTACAAACCATATAAAGCATAACTTTGCAAGTATGAAAGCTAAGAAGATGACTGTGTACCAGAACGGAGGCAAAGCCCCGATCGTTCCGGGTCCTAAGAAGAAGCCTATGACGGCTAGCGAGAAGTTCAATGCAAACGCAAAGGCTCGTGAGATGGAGAACCTGACCGAGATGCGTAATGCCTTGAAGGAGTCAGATCCTGATGCTGTTCCTGCGTTTGACCGCAGCCTTAAGGCCAAGGGTATGATGGTAGCCAAGAAGCCCGTTAAGAAGATGATGGGTGGCGGCAAGATGAACGTAGACGGATACTACTCCAAGGGAGGAATGATGAAGTACCTTAAGGGTGGTCAGGTGAAGCTTGACGCTAATAAGGACGGAAAGATTTCTTCTGTTGACTTCAAGATGCTCAAGAAGAAGTAAGATGGAGAAGAAGTGGATCCAGAAGGCACTTGCTAAGCATAAGCCGGGCACGCTCCACAAGCAGCTCGGCGTTGCTATGGACAAGAAGATTCCTATGGCTAAGCTCAAGGAGGCAGCTAAGGAAAAAGGAAAGCTTGGACAGCGCGCACGTCTCGCCATCACATTAAAGAAACTGTCTAAAAAGTAAACAGCTATGAAGGCTAAGAAGTACAACGAAGGCGGTAAGATGGGCTATGAGATGTCTGGCGAGGAGATCGAGATCAAAGCTATGGATATGGCCTCTGGGATGAAACAGCTAGAGGCTGCTGTCAAGGCTTCTGGTAAAACGCCTACGAGCTTTAAGTTCAAGGCTTGCTTCTACGAAGATGAGGAATGAGGTACTGATGGACTACGTGTTCCACTACAGCCCCTACCGGGACCAGTGGGCCGCAATCCCTCGTGACCATTACTTGGACTACTTCAACGGTATCTACGATCGTGTGATCTTCCACGATTCAATCAACAGCTTAACAAGCTATATTCTCAAGCAATGGCAAAGTCAGCAAAAAAGCGAGGGGTAAACCCTCGTGGCGTTAAGCGCGTAAGCAAGGACCGTATTGCTGTTGGAATGAAGAACTTCCAATTGCTAAACAAACTAAGCAATGAAGGCTAAGAAGAAGATGACAGTTACCCAGAAGTACAACTCCATCAAGCGTCAGGCTGAGGAGGCCGGTATGAAGGTATACGAGAAGGATGGAAAGCTTAAGGTTGTACGGAAATGAAAGCCAAAAAGAAACAGACCCACGTAATGGTTGCCGCACCCGAAGGCCACCACTGGATGACCGAAAAAGGTCGCTACTACCTTATGCCGGACAAGGACGGCAAGTTTACTCCCCACGCTGGGGCTTCGAAGGAGGCACGATTCCGCTTATATCAATCCCATTCTCGATAGCCTTAGCTATCAGCTTCTGTCCTAGCGGGGTGTCCTCGTGACCACGTAGCCTTTTCTTTAGCTTGCCACCAATAGGAAGCCCTTCCTTCTTGTCTGGAATCTCAAAGTTCTCAGCTGTTGGGTGGTAGTCAAGCTCTACCTTCTCCCTTCCTGAGGCTATCGCCTTCCACCTGTCGGCAATCATACGGCCTTCCTGAGTCAGCGCATAGCGCTTTCGGTAGTTCCATCTGTTCTCCTGACGAAACCACATAGACGTATCCTTGTGGATGTTGATGTCCTCAGCAGAGAAATAGTCAAACAGCAACCCCTTCTTGCGCATCTTGACAGTAAGCCAGTCCTTTGTCTGGTTATATGACTTGCTCAGCTGTTTAGCCATCCACTCGATGGTGAAGAACTCCAGATCGTAGGCATAGATAAGGAACTGCACATACATAGGCTGTAGCCCGTAGTGGTGTTTGATGTAGCGGTCTGCGTGCCATACGTACTTGTACGATAGGTCACCACGATTGTCGCGGTAGGCGAAGTCCCTAAATTTAAGGTCCTCCTTCTTTTTGAACTTTTTAGCCAATGAAGTAAATTGTATCTTTGTAGCAAAAGTACAGAATATGGCAACACTTAGTGGACAAAAGGTTAAAGATGCGTTTGCTTCGCTGCTGAAGCTTGCAAGCAATACCGCCACCACAACGCTGAAGAATGTAGAGTCTGGCGACGGGGTAGCCACCGCCCTCCAGATTGGAACCACGAAGGTTGGCATCAACGGAACCCTTGAGTTTCCAACCGTGCCAGCGACCGGAACCACGGAGACCAGCGCACTTCTTCTTAACGCAAGCAACCAAGTTGTTCGCCGAAGCCTTAACGCAGCGGCGTTCTCTGGTGGAGCCGTCACTACCGCAACGCTTCCTCTGGCAATTACTAGCTCAACGGTGCGCCTAGACAATCCATCGTCAATCTCTGACATTGGCACTATAGCCAATACGGACAGATTCCTTGTGTGGGACGCTGGTACGTCTTCTTGGAGAAGGATTGACTACTCTGTTCTTGCGTCGGCAATAAACCCCGGAGGATACCAGTCTGCACCGGAGCTTGTATGTAGGACATCTACATCAGCTGCGCTAACAGGAACCCCTGCATACCTTGAGTTCCAAGCGATAGGTACAGCGTCAACAGACTCAAACAAAGTTGGTTCTGCCTCGGCATATATGGACCTAACGTCTGTATATGGAGGAACAAATGATTCTGTGACTATACTTCAGGACAATGGAATATACCAGATAACCTTGTGTGCCGCAATAACTACTGGTGCTACGTCATCTTCAATAAAGTTTACGTTTGATGTAAATGGTGTTACTGTAAACACGGCAGAGACGGAATTTAAGACTGCTGGAGATCACTTTGTCACCCAGTCGTCGTTTGCTAACTTAAACGCTGGAGACATTGTTTCGGTTACTGCTACTGAAACAGCAGGAACCGTTACGCTAAACCAGTACAGCATCCTTCACTTCCGCAAGCTCTAATGACAAAAGAGGAGGCACGCGTAGAGTTCTTCATCTATGCAAGGAACAGCTTTGAAGAGATATGCAACAAAGCAAAGGACCTTGGGCTGTATGATGACTTTATGATGATTGGGACCGTTGGTCTCGTCACTGGTGAGCACGACGGCAAGAACGTAGTTGAGTCCATCTCAACGATTGACGTAGACTCTCAGCAGGAGATGAATTCACTTGTTGCCTATCTTGCAGCATCCTATCAGGAGATGGATGACGACGACGAAGTAGACGACACGTCAGACCCCGACTTCTGGATAAATCTAAATTAAATGAAAGGAAATGGATTTAATTCGAAAAATCATTGCGGGTACTGACCCGCTGAAAGCATTGGCCTACTATGTAGGTCAGAAGGCTGGAGACGGAGAGATTGACTCTATTGTACTAGACGGATCTCACCTGCATCACCACGGAGAGCGTAGGTACCTTATCTATTTAAAGAAGGAAAACAGCATTATGCTGTGGAAGTCCATCGAGGGTATGCCTACCATCGTAGAGTACGATTGCAACTTCTGAGTTGTAACCGACTTACAACTTTAATTTAAACTATTTCATATGAAACCACTATACCATATTTTGGTACACATCCCATCTGCTGTCAACGATACAATGAAGGTCGGCGATACAGAAATCTACGTAGACACTAAGTTTGACGAGTTCCGTCACCGCACGATGAAGGCGAAAGTAGTTGGTGTTCCAGCTAAGTTTGACTCTCAGGTAGAAGTTGGAGACTATGTGTTTCATCACCACCACGTTGCAATCAACGATACGCAGGTTGTTGACCCGAAGGATAAGATCTACCGCGTCAACTACGATCCTTTTGGAGGCCAAGGAAACCAAGCCTACCTGATTGAGAAGCCCGACGGTACATTACTTGCTGTTGCCGACTGGGTGTTCTTAGAACCTGTTGAGGTAGAGCCAGAGCTCAAGAGTGATGTTATCGAATTAGTTACGTTTAAGGAGCAACCAAAGCGCTGGGGACGTATCGTATACGGAAGCCAGTGGTTAGAGTCAGAAGGTCTTGCTGTTGGGGACGTAGTGTTCTTTGCTAAGGATGCTGACTACGAGATGGACATCAACGGACGTAAGCTTTGGCGTATGCAAATCCACCACCTGCTATGCGTAAAAGCTCAGTAACCAAGTTCACAACTGCTCAGGCAGCGAAGAACCTTATCTCCGCAATGGAGGCCGCAATCCAGAATATGACCGAAGAGATCCGTAAGCCTGTAGATCCAGAGCTAACTGGTTCTGCTCGCAAGGCGGAACTGCAAGCCATCAAGGACACGGCACTAGCCTGTAAGGAACTCATTGTGGAGCGCCAGAAGCTAGAACAGCTTATCGGTGACCTACAAGACTCTGGCGGCATCGAGGAGGAGAAGGACTTCAAGGGAGGATTTGCAGAACGAATGGCTAAGAAGTAATGGCAGGTCTGAAGATGATAGACGGCAAAGAGGTGGTGAACATCTGTCCCAATGGGTCAGACGGTCCTATCATTGAGATTGAGTCTATCCTGATTCAGCTACCAGCTATGCCAAAGGATATCCTATATGCAAGTTCACCAATAGTGAACCAACGGTGGGTTCGCGAGGATATGCCTAGAGAGCTTAACCAGATCCAAACTATGGACGACTGGTACGAAGCACCTCGTGAGTTCCAACAGAAGTGGAGTCCCTACATTGAGGAGGAGTTCCGTAGAAGGAGAGAAGGTCTGTGGTTTATGAACAACGGTGTCCCAACGTACATCACTGGACACCACTATATGTTCCTTCAGTGGAGCAAGATTGACATAGGCTATCCGGGCTACCTAGACTTCCAGCGAAAGCTGTTCACACACTTTGCAGCGTGCGAGGCTGATCCTCGGTCACTTGGACAGATATACACCAAGTGTCGACGCTCTGGTTATACCAATATGAGCGCTGCTACGTTGGTAGACGAGGGCTCACAGGTGACGGAGAAGCTGTTGGGCATTATGAGCAAGACAGGTACTGACGCTCAGGAAGCCGTATTCGGATCAAAGATTGTACCCATCTTCCGTAGCTACCCGTTCTTCCTTAAACCAATCCTTGACGGTACCACCAACCCACGTATGGAACTTGCGTTTAGGGAACCAGCAAAGCGTATCACCAAGAAGAACAAAACGTCCCACCGCGGCGAAGCACTTGACACCATCATCAACTGGAAGAATACGACGAACAACGCATACGACGGTAGCAAGACCCATATGCTATTTCTGGATGAAGCTGGTAAGTGGCTGAATCCTAACGACATACGTGAGGTATGGCGTATCCACCGCACCTGTTTGCTCGTTGGCCGCAGAGTAATCGGAAAAGCTATGGTTGGTTCTACAGTGAATCCACTTGACAAAGGAGGCCGTGAGTTCCGTGATTTGTACTACGACTCGGACCCAAACGACCGCAACGAGAACGGACGTACAAAGAGTGGTCTGTACAAGATCTTCATTCCAGCATACGAAGCACTTGAGGGATTCTTTGATCAGTACGGTATGCCGATTGTTGACGATCCAGCTGAGCCAGTAATGACAGAGGACGGTACGTTTACCTCTATTGGTGCCCGTACGTTCTTAAAGAACGAGCGTAAGGGCCAACAAAACAACAGCTATGAACTGAACGAAATCATCCGTCAGTTTCCATTCACAGAAGACGAGGCATTCCGAGACTCAACGAAGTCTTCGCTGTTCAACATCCAAAAGATCTACGAGCAGATACAACACAACGAAGAGCTGTACCCCAACCCAGTGATCATTGGAAACTTTCAATGGAGGGACGGAAAGCAGGATACAGAAGTTGTGTTTGCTCCAGATCCAAACGGTCGATGGCGCGTTTCTTGGCTAGCTCCTCCTGATATTCGAAACAAACGAAAGACAGAAAGCAATAAGCTCGTTGCTCCAAATTCTGCGTTTGGCGTGATGGGAGTCGACTCATATGACCTTGACACCACCGTAGACTACCGGGCATCTAAGGGTGCCTGCCACGTCTACAACAAGTTCTCTATGGAACATCCATCGAATATGTTCGTAGCGGAATACGCTAGCCGTCCGCCACTTGCAAAGATCTTCTACGAGGATGTGCTGATGGCTGCTGTGTTCTACGGATATCCTGTACTTATAGAGAACAACAAGTACGGAATCGCTCGCTACTTTGAATCTAGAGGATA